GAACGCCTGTTGCTTTGACCGATGGAACGGTGGCAGTGGACTTGAGCCTTGGCAACAACTTCACGTTAACGCTTGCAGAGAACTCAACGCTTAGCGCCCCAACAAATGCAACTGCTGGTCAGTCAGGTGTGATCGTGGTGACGCAAAATGGGACTGGCAATTTCACGCTGGGGTATAACACGGCGTATAAATTTGCTGGTGGTACGGTGCCGACGGTCACTGCTACGGCTAATGCGGTTTCAGTCCTTGCGTACTATGTAGAAAGCTCTAGCCGCATTACTATGACGGCATTGCTGGATACGAAGCGGTAATGAGTATTCCTGGAAGTGCAAGCCCGCTGTTTATTGGAGCGGCGGCTGGTGCTGCAGCGGCGTTTCAGATAGACCGCAGCTTGCGGTTTAACAGTGCTGATAGTGCATATTTAAATAGAACCCCAAGTTCTGCAGGCAACCGCAAGACGTGGACTTGGAGTGGTTGGGTAAAAAGAAGCAAGTTTGGCACTTGGCAGATGCTTTTAGCTGCAGGCTCAAATAATTCTGATCGTACATTTATTGCTTTTGTCGGTTCTGATACACCAAGCTATGTTGATCAGATAACTGTTGGTCACCTAGCGAGCGGTATTGTAACTGGCTCAGTTTATTTGAATCCTAAACTAAGAGATCCTAGTGCATTTTTCCACCTTGTTATCCAAGCAGATCTTACTGATAGCACTGCAAATAATCGAATTAAAGCATACATTAATGGAGCACAAGTTGATATAACCGTAGCAAACGCATTTGAAAATGCAGATACTCAAATCAACAACACAGTAATCCACCAAACTAAAAATTCTGGGAGTGCTTCTGAGTATGTAGATGCGTATCTAGCCGACGTTCACTTTATCGACGGTCAAGCACTTGCTGCGACTGACTTTGGTGAGTTTGACAGCGATAACAACTGGAACCCCAAGGCATATTCTGGATCATATGGAACGAATGGTTTCTATTTAAAATTTGCCGATAATTCATCAAATGCTGCGCTTGGAACGGACAGCAGCGGCAACAGTAATACGTGGACCGTTAATAACCTTTCTGTTGCATCAGGATCTGGCAATGACAGCCTGCTCGACACGCCGACGAATTACGACGACGGCACTAACGTAGGCGGGAACTACTGCACTTGGAATTTTCTAAACAAATCGACTGTTATCACGCTTTCAAATGGAAATCTTGAAACAAGCCAGACATCTACAAAAGGAAAAGTTTTAGGTACAATCGGCGTCACTTCAGGGAAATGGTACTGGGAGGTTACAGCAACAAGTCCCGGCTATGGCGGATCTCTTGTCGGCATTGCTAAAGCAAATTCTACCCTTACTAATGGCGTTGGTGAAGACGCGAATAGCTGGTCATATGCTAATAATGGCAATAAATACACAAACAATACAGGAAGCGGCTACGGTTATAGTTACGGCTCTGGTGACACGATTGGTGTTGCGTTTAATGCTGATGCTGGAACGCTTACTTTTTATAAAAATGGTACGTCGCAGGGTCAAGCTTATTCGGGTTTAACGTCTGGACCCTATTTCCCTGCGGTAGGTAACGATGGGTACAATTATATAACCAACTTTGGGCAGAGAGGATCTTTTATCTACACGCCACCAACAGGCCATCTTGCGCTCTGCACAACAAACCTACCCGACCCAACGATTGCCGATGGTTCGACGGCGTTTGATGTTGCCTTGTGGACTGGTAATAACAGCACGCAATCGCTGACTGGTTTTAACTTTAGTCCAGATCTTTTCTGGAGTAAGTCCAGGAGTACAACTTGGAACAACGGCATTCACGACATTGTTCGTGGAACAAACAAACTTTTACGCGCTGATACAACTGGCGCAGAATATACGGCATCGTCTCCCAACGAAAGCATTACTTCTTTTAACTCTGATGGAGTCACTTTTGGTGCGGATGGAGCCGCTGCAACCGTTAACTATTCTGGAACGTATGTGGGTTGGGCATGGGATGCTGGAACGTCAACAGTTAGCAACACTGACGGCAGCATCACTTCTAGTGTCAGAGCCTCGCAAACGAATGGCATAAGTATCGTGTCATTTACAGGAAACAATACAAACGGTGCGACAGTTGGTCATGGCCTCAATGCTGTCCCTGAGTTTGCAATTTTCAAGGATAGAGATTCAACAAAAGGTTGGGCAATTTATCATAAGGATGTTGCTCCTAAAGTTTTAGATTTCACAACAGCAGCTGCATTTACAAGCCAAGAACAATTTAATCAAACAGCTCCAACATCTAGCGTATTTACATTAGGGTCAAACGGCAGAACTAACCAAAACGGTAATGATGTAATTGCCTACTGCTTTGCACCTGTAGATGGATTTTCATCCGTAGGATCTTGGACCGGTAACGGATCTACAGATGGTCCTTTTGTATATACCGGACATAAAGTTGCATGGCTAATGTATAAGCGGACTGATTCATCTAATTCTTGGCAAATACTTGATACCACAAGAGATCCAGCAAACGTAAACAATTTAGTTCTTCTGGCTAATTCATCCAATGCTGAATCAACCGGTACTGGCAACAATGATCAGTTTGATCTGCTTTCAAATGGTTTTAAAGTAAGGTCAAGTAATCACGCCGGTAATGCCAGCGGCGGAACATACATATATCTAGCATTTGCTGAGCATCCTTTCTCCCTAAACGGCGGTCTCGCCCGGTAATCTTTAACCATCGCCACCACGGTCATGCCCTACAAACTTGGTGAACGCACATTGCAACTGGATGTGCCTTGGGAACACAATGATGTTCAATACCCAGCCAACTGGCTTCGTTTGAGTTCATCACAAAATCGTGCTGAACTTG